CATGGCTAGATTGGCTAAATTCACCATTATAAAATTCTCTTTGATCATCCCTAATATATGCTACTGTTCCTGAGATCATTAGGGTATTTTCATCCCAACTTTGGGTAATACCAAATATATTATCAGGACCATTGCCATCACTACCACTAGGAGAAGTGTTTAAACTATTAAATCTTTCAAAGATACCACCTGTTCCACCTTTAAATACCTCAATAGTTGATCCACCAATTGTTTCATAAGCTCCGGTATCACCAGATCCTGTACTATAACCACGAGCAAATGATTTTATTGAGCCAGAGTATGTTTGATCTTCTACAAATAAAGGAATTGCGGAATATGCACTTCTTTCTAGTAAATGTTGTTTTACAACCACTCCTGAAGATAAATTGGTTCTAGCAGGTGTAAAATCTTTAATCATTTTAAATAATGAATTATCAAAGAATTTAATTAACCTTACAAAATCTTTAACTTCATATCCTTTTATATATTTTTTAAAATATCTGTCTCTTAAATTATCTAAATCTGGATAATTAGTTCGTGATTCTGAAATATGTCTTGGATCTCCAATATAATCTCCTATATTAAAGTTACCTAATTCTGCCGTTATATCATCATTAATTTGATCCGTAGGTGAAAAAGCTACTTCTAAGTAGTCTGCATCTGGAGTAGTACTTTGAGTTAAATAAGAATATTGTTGAATTGAACGTTCCGATGATAAAGTATTTCCTGAGGGGATTATATTATTAAAAATTGAAATTTTATCACTTATTTTATTTTTAACACCTTGAGGAGTTTGATTTTGATATATATTCTCAGTATTAGAAATAAATGTGTTATCTTTTATATAAAATGAACTATCATTAGAAACAAAAGAAGAAGTTATGTCCCAAGATCCAGTTACCTTTGGGTGGATAGAATTACGTGAACTTGTCGATGATAAAGTTCCTAAATCTGATCTAAATAATAGTTGGGATGGGGTATCAAGTCCATTTCCTTTAAAAGAATACGGGTTTAATACAAAATCATTAAAAGAACTTTCACTAATCGTGGTATTATAATACCTAATTTCTTGAATAGACCCTGATAAGGGGGTATATTGGTTTCCTCCTAATGTAGTATTAGTATAAAAGGGTACATATAATTTTGTGCTATTATTATAACTATTAGCATTATACCCCGTTACATTGCTAGATCCCGTAAATCCTAGCTTGTTATTAATATTATTAGCAACATATAAACTTGCTGTTAAATTATCATTAGTAGTCATTACAGACCACCACCCTTTATCAAAAATAGGTAAGTATAAACTTGCACTTATATTTGGGGATGTAGTATCGGGTATAAATTTAACATTACCATATTCATTATAGGGATCTATTATTGAACCAGAATATGAACCACTAGTATTGCTAGATCCAGTATATTCTATTACTACAAGACTACCAACACTATCAGTACCCCATAGTGATTGTGAAGTATAAGAAGATGGAACACCTGGAGTTTTAAATCTAAATTGAATTGTATTAGGAACAGTAGTATCAAAATCAGAATTAGATTCTAAAGATGAACTAAAAAAGTTAGTACCATCTAAATCTAAAGCATAATTAAATACATTTTGATTATAATCCCAATTTTGATTTTTTATAGGGTTTTTACCACCAAATTCATTAATTCTTAAAATTGTATCTGGGATACCATATGAAGTTATTAATGCCCTTAAACCTGCTATTGTACCCTTAGTTTTAAGTAAATAAGGTATATTATGGTAAATACGTTTATATAAACTTTTATTTACATCATCTTGTGGGACTATATTATTTGTTAATGATATTTTATTATCTATGTACTCATACCCAGTTGAAGCCGGAAGATAATCAGTATTAGGACCATAAGGAAAAGTATTCCCTTCGGGGGTTATTCCTAAAAATGCTTCATATAGATCATTAGTATTAAAATTATTAGAATATAATTTAATACCAAAATCTTTAATAGCATCTGCAACTAAATCTTTAGAAATACCATAATTTAAACGGTTATCATTATTAAATTTATTTGTAATATCTTTTACATATACCCAAATATTGTCAAAATGTTGACCCACCATATCAATAAATAAATCATACTGAGAGTTATTTGGATCATCCCTTAAATATTCAGGGATATTCCAATGTAAATAATCTTGATTATCTTGATCATAATCTAAAGCTAAAGATAAAGAAGATGTTATCCAAGATTGTACTTGAGAACTTCCTGTTGAGTATAAATTATAGGGAGGGGTTGAGTTTTGTTTTGGGTAACTGGATTCTGATCCTGAGTTGTAATAAAGAAAATATTCATAAGAATCAAAGTTTTTAATAATAGTATTAATATTATTTTCGAATAATAATTTTGATGAACTAAATTCTGTTGTTGCCGTTGTAGGGCTAGTTATACTATTATTTAAAGCTATTATTTGATTATTATTATGTTCAATTAATCCAACTTTATAATAAAAATTTTCTAATCTTGTTTTAGCAGATGAAAATTTAATAAAATTATTAAAATCTTCATAATTAATATTTATTTTAATTCCTTTTTCTTCTAATAAACTTTGAATTTGTGAAGTTGAAGAAGTAATATTAGAATTAACTAAAGTTTCATAAGAATATTCTTTTGAAGAAACTCCACTTTCATCTTTTATATTTAAACTTAAATTAGGACCAGATATAAACTCAAAATCCTGGGGGTCAAATATGGGTATTGGGAATTTTACTTGATAAGTTTGTGGAGTAGATATACTTTCTACTACCCAACATTTAAATTTTAAACCTAGTTCTATTGGTAGAGGTTCATATAGTTTAATTAAAACTGAGTAATCATTTTCATTAATTACATCAAGTTTAATATTATTAGCTATTACTAAATTATTTTCACCAAAATTAAGATAAAAATCTACAAAATAAGATTGTGTAGAGCGATACTCAATAAAACTATTTGTTGAAGATTCTATTAATTCATTATCAATAGTAGTAGAATTTAATCTTATTTCTGTCCTATCTGAACTTATTTCTTCTATATAGTATTTGGAGCTTAAGGAAGAATTAAGGTGGGTTTTATAAAAATTATAGTTTATATAATAATTCCCTTCATTAAAATTTAATCTTTGTAAATCTTGTTTTGGGTCTAGTAAAACATGACCTTCTTTAATATTATAAGTTAATAATTCTTCTGTAATTTGAGGGTATATTAAATTTTGATTTTCATCAAAAATATAATACTCTATATAATCACTAGATTGTGTAAAACTAGTATCAATTTCAAATTGTTCAATCAGAGAAGAGTCCTTAGATGAATATTCTTCAACTTTTAAGGTTTGATTATTTACAGGAAATACTAAAACTTTATCTTCCATTTACTTTATTTTGTTTTTTAATATCCACCACCACCACCGGAAGCTCCTCCTATTCCAGATAGTCCACCAGCTCCAATAGTATTTAAAACATCAGTTGTTGATTCTGATTTGGTTTGATCATCTATGTTTGTAGTAAGTGATATATTTTCTCCTGTTAAAAGTTTAACTTTTTCCATTTCAAGCTCTAAGTTTTGTTCTCTTAAAGCATTTATTTCTTCTTGAAGTGCTTGTATAATTTCACTATTTTCATCAAAATTTATATACTCACCACTAGTTTTTACTAAATATTCATGAGAATTAGTTTCACCTGTAGCAGGGATTTCATAGAAAATTTCATTATAATTTTCAAAAAATTTTTCTACAGTTAATGTAGATTCTATATCCTCAGTAATATTAGTTATCCCCAATTCATTAAACCCGGTATCAATTGTTTTTTGATATTGAGCTTTATTAAATACTGTTTTTTTTACATCTACTTTATTTTCCATTATCCATTAATTACTTTAAAGTAATAATCTTCATCTTTAATTATAGTACTATTATTAACAATAGTTTTAATTAAAATTTTGTAATATCTTTCAGGTTCTAAACCATTCATGTATATATCAAAATAATTACTAGTATTATCACAACTAATTTTTGTAAAATTATCATCAAAATCTACTACAAATTCATTAGTATCTAAATCTTTTATAGCATAATAAGAAGATGTGGATAAAGCAAAGTTTTCTGTGTATAAGGATGATGTTTGGAATGTACGAACCGGAAATTCAGGGCGCACGTTTAATCTAAATCTATTTATACTTTCACTATAAAATACACCTGGGTTGGAGTCTAATCCTATAAATAAATCAGTTGTTGAAATTTCAGTTAATGTTGTACTATAAGATGAATCATCCCATTTAAATTCTAAAGTAGGAGGATAAATAGTATTTGTATCAACTGAATAATATTTAAATGTAGGTTGAATTGATTTTGATGGATTATATTCAATACTACTTGTTAATTTTAAAAGAAAACCATTATTATGTATGGAATTAATTGGGGATGAAGAAGAAGCAGTATACCAAGCATTAATTATGCTAGTTACATTCATATCTAAATCTTTTATAGATCTTAAACCAAATGATTGGGTTGTAAACATATTCCCACTCATATAACTTGACCCAGAATACCAATTCCCACCAACACCATTAGCTAATCCATCACTAATGCTTCCCGAATAGGATCCCGTTACGTATGGGGTATACCCTCCAGTTTTCCAAATATCTGAACCTGAGTATTCTATGTATTTCCAACTTGATCCATTTACGGTTTGTGGTGAATCTCCAAATTCTCCAGTACCATTACCCCAATTTTCAGAAGCAGGATAAGCTTTAATAATAGTATCTAAATTAATTCCTTGAGCCTCTGCTATAAACAATTTTAAACTGCCTGACCAACTAGATCCACTGATTTTGTTATTAACAACATTATTAATTTCTGTTTGATTAAATTGAACTAATGATCTTGCCACTCTAGGAGAAGGGGATATTGATGGTACGGTACTGGACACTTCTAAAATAGCATCCATTCCTGTGTTTTGAGCAGGAAATGCTGAGTAAAGTGTAGTGTCTTTTTCGGGAAATAATTTATATACTGCCATTTTTATATTGTTACTATTTTTCCTATAATATCTTGATTTAAATATTTTAATTCAAATATAGAAGGATCTAAAGATGGATAAATTATTCCATTTTGAGTAGCTCCCTTAATATCATAAGCATATTTAGAATACCCAGAAGAAGTTCCTACTTTATTATTTATTTCTACATTTTTAACAGTTTGAACTCCTTCAATGTTATCTAATAATATTTGGATTTCTTTTAATATAATAGGTTGATTTATTTGCCATTTATCTATGTTAAAATAATCTTGTAATGATGTAATACAATTTAATAGTATTTCATTATTATTTACACTAGGTAAAGTAATAATTTCAAAATTACAACCTATATTAACTACAAAAGCATCTTTAATAGAAATAGTATCACCTATCATTCTATATTGATTTAAATAAGTTTTTAAATTTTGTTTTAAGGTTGAAGATGCTTTTATAAGATTTTTTGTTTGAGTATAAGATAAAACATATATATCTAAAGAAGATAAATAATCTTCAGTATTAGGTTTTTGAGTATAAGCTTTAGAAATTATTCCATATTTGGAGGGCATACTTAAAGCTCTAACTAAATAATCATCTGCTGTAACATTTCTTAGTTGAGATGAATAATTGGATATTGAATTTTGTCTAATTTCTTCAACTGAATCACCATCCTTACCCCCACTAGCAGCACTATTATTATTTGAAGCTAAAGTATTAAATACATAATTAGCCATATTAGGTGTTAAATTGTTTTTTAAAAATTTTATAGTTGAAGTATTTAGTGATGTTAAATTATTTGAAGGAACATTTGAGCTAACTCCACCCCCAGTTAAATATCTAACAGTTAGTGTAATATTTGAAGGAGAAATTCCATAACTATTTGTAAATATAAAATTAGTAGGGCTATATGCGGTTGTTAATTTTGATTTTTCAAAAGGTAAACCCATTCCTACATTTGTAGGATTTGGAATTACATTTTCATCATTAATAGTTGGGTCTCCTACTCCAAATTGAATTTGTAATTGGTTTTCTGAGATAAATCGGGTTGTAAATCTTCTTTGAATTTTTTTAGTTTGTAGAATATAAGGGGTATCTAAGTCTTGGTAATTATTAGGGTCATTTACATTAGTGTTTTTAATACCATCAAATACCATATCTTGTGCTAAATGATCTACTTCATACCAAGTATTACCATCTGAATCTATAACATCTATTATATTAGATATGTTTTCAGATGAAATTAAAATTGTTGGAAATTCGGTAGGGGAACCAAAAGTAAATTCTTGAGTTACAATTTTACCAGATACTGCTTTTCTAGATTTTTTTAGTAAAAAATAAACAGGTTCTCCATCAGATACTTGAGAAATTTTTATTGTAGTTGGGTCTGATGAACTTGATATGGTAAAATCAACAGGGTCTTCTATTGTAAATACATTAGATTGATTTGTGTTTGATGTAATTTGGGTATTTTCTCCTATATATAAAGCATAATCATAATCTGGTGTAGTTTTACTATCTATTACTTTGGCAGGGAGTTCTTGGAAAAAATCTAAATCAACAATTGCTAAACCTGTTACTTTAGGTTTATAACCAAACATATAAGCTAAATCATATATATTAGATGTTTGCCTTGAATATTGTAAAAAATTTTCTTGTATTTGATTATTTAAATAATAAGTTAAAACATCACCTACATAAGAAGTCATTTCCATAAACATCACTCCAGGTGATGTTGGGGAAAAATCTGTATAAGTATTAGGGAAATAGGTTTGAGCATAATCTATTAGATTAGCTCTATAACCACTAAAGTCTTGATTTAAATATTTTATTTCTCTATTTATAGCCATTATGTAAAGCTTAATTCTAGTCTATCATTTATACCAGTATTAATAATAGAATATGTTACTGTTATTTTTATTTCATTTTTATCTTGATTAGATGTTAATTCAACACCATCAACTTTAACATTAGAAAATTGGGTTTTTAATTTTTCTTGTATATTTTCTTCCAAAAAATCTAAATTATCTTCAGTAATTTGTTCAAATAAAAAATTTCTTAAACCACCCCCAAATGTTGGGTTTCCTAATCTTTGATTAGGATTAGTTAAAAAATAATTAATTAAGTTGTTTTTTATAGCATCTTTTGTTTGATAATTTGATTTAAATACTGCACTACCATTAAATGGTAAATCTACACCAATAGCAACTCTTGCTCTGGTATCATTAGGGAATATTTGTTTAGCTCCAAATGCCATTTTTATTTATTCATTAATCCCATTATTTGATCCATAGAAACATTACCTTGGGGCAAAGCACCATTTGGGCTTGTTGTATCTATTTTACCACTTACTTGTAAAGGCATACTATTTGTATTAGCAGATATAGTTCCGTTTTCACCTGGCATCATACCCCCCAAAACATTCATATAGTTTTCTCTAATTTCTTCTCTTGTTTTTGATGCTACTGGGTTAGTAGATGAAGGGGTACCTATTGTTGGGTTTTGAGGTTTATGTTCAGATACTATTTGTTTAGGGGCACGAACTGCTTCTAAAAGGATATCTTTTATTTCTTCTTGGATTGCCTCTCTAACAGCTTCCTTTATTATATTTTTTAATTGGTTAACTTTCATATGTATTATGATTTATTATAAATATTAGATTAATAGGCTTTTAAATCATTTGATTTAATATAAAATATAAGTTCGTTTTTTAATACTGTGTCACTTGAACTAAATGATTCATCTCCCCTTACGAGTATTACCCCTTGAGAGTTTTTACCTACTGCTTGTTTTCTTTTATAATCTTCTACTTGATTTTTATCTAATTCTATTACTTCAATAGTAAAACCATTAATATTATTTGGTGTTACAATATTATCCTCCGTTTCTTTTGTTAAATCTTGTATGGCAGGATTTAATTCTTCTAAAGTTATATTTTCATCTCTGGCACATTCAAATATTAAAGAATCTACCGTTTTTAAAATCATAGCTAATATAATCATAGCTACTACAAAAAATATTAAAGCTATAATTAATTGTATATTTAATTGTTTATTATTTTCTGATAGTTCTTTAAGTAGTTCTTTTATATTTTCTAAACTAGATATTAAAGAATAGGGAACACCAACCCCTGGAGGAGATGCAACAGGAAAAGATAAAGAACTTACTTGGACTCTTATTCCTTTTAATTGAATTGCTATATAATTAAATATTATAGCTAATGCAATATTTAAAGCTAACATAGCATATATTTGATTTAATTGTCTAGCTATAGAATTTCTTGTTTTAATTGCCCTTGCTAACTGGTCAGGGGTAGGACATATTTTTTTTCCTCTATCCTTAATTTTAGTAATACCAAATATTAATAATAAGCTAATAGCTAAAGGTAATAATTTAAATAATAAAGTGTTTGTAAGTTTTTCAATAGCTTTTCTTCTAACTAATAATATTTTTTCTGGGATTGCTAAAGCTAATTTTGATGCTTCCTCTATTTTTTTGTATACTTGTCTTTTTAAATCATTAATTGCTTCTTTAGCTTCTAATTTTATATTAATTAATGGTTTTGCCTTTAAATCAGTTTTAACTTGTCTTTGTTGGGTTAATAACTCTGAATAGGCCGGTACATATTTCTTTTTAGTAAAAACTAATTTAGCTTCTAATAATGCTTTATTATTATAAGGTAATATAGGCAATTTAAAATCAATTTCAAATTCTCCATTTTTATCAGTAAATGTTTTTTTTCCTTTTGCTAATAAAGTTTCAACTTTAACTCCTTCAAGTGGTTGTGATGTTGTTTTATCATATAATCTACCTTTAACCTTTTTAAATTCCCTCATTTCTGGGATATAAGATTTTAGTTTATCTTTAATTGCTTCTCTTGTTTGAGGATCTTTAGCAGATTGAGTAAGAGATTTAAATTGGTTAACATCTAATTCTATACCTAAAGCTTTACTTCCAGCTTTGGTTTTCATATAATCTAATGCTGCAGATAATAGTTCTTTTTCTGACATTTTAACTTAATTTAACTTTTTTTGAAGTAAAGCTATCATAACTTTCATTAAATTCTTTTAACACTTCATTAAGATTATTCCCAGCAAATTGGGTTACAGGTCCTACTTTTGGATCATTATTAATAGCATTAGCTAAAGCTTCAAGAGCAAATGTTAAATTTTTAAGATTTGCTAAAAAAGTTTGCCCAGCAATAGCAGGTTGAGATGAATTAGTTCCTCCTAAATTAATTTCTTCTGCTTCTAAAGTAATTGATTTTCTACTAGCTAACCCAATATCTTCTAGAGCAGCTAAATTTATTACTTTTTTAGAAGATAACAATATACTATCACTTGTACTATTTAATAATAATCTACCAGAATTTAATATTATTTGTGGGGCATCTGAGTAGCTATTAGGATAGGTTGGGGTTTGTTTGGATGATATAGCAGTATAATTTAAACTAGAAGCTGAAATAGGGATGTTTTGGGTGGTAGTCATATAAATTGAAGAAGGGTCTTCATTAATTTTTTCTACTATTGGAAAAAACCCAATATTGTTTTTAGAAGGAGGTTGCCCATTTCTTAATATTGTTATAGGGTCCCCATTGTCCCCAGAATCAGACCAATTATTACTAATTAGACTTTTAGTTTTTTTAGTACTTCCTAATCTTAAAGAACTTCCAAATCTACTTTCAATTATGTTATCCCCACTAAAAGGAATAAGAGGGGAGATATTTGATTTTTCATCAAATTTTCCTCCAGTTGGATTATCACCATTTAGATCAATATTTTTAGAGCCTGTATTGTTTATGTTGGAATATTTATAAACATTTGGATAAGCATTATGATGGGGATGGTTCCATATAGAAACAGAACTTAAATAATAGTATAATTTAGAAGTATCATTTTTTCCCATATCTTTATCTGGGAGGTGTATTAATAATACTATTTCATTTATTAATGGAGGGGCATTAAATTGAGGAAAAAGAGGTTTAGCTATAGGATAAATTTTATTTTTTTTATTTAGTTGATCTATAGGTTCAAAATTAATAGTACCTATACTATTCCAGTCTCCATATTCTGTAAATTTAGGATGGGTTTCATCTAAAATTATGTCTATAACTCTTCCAGAAATTACTTTTATTTTTAATTCATCAAGTGAATTAGAATTTGAAGAATCCTCTAGGGAAGGATTCATATAATTCATTAAATACCCAACCCCACTAAGCATCCTTATCCTTTTTTTCGTAGTTCTCGTTGAGTTTATCTAACTCAGCCATTAATTCTGCTTTTTCGTCTTCAGTTATCCCCATTGAATCTTCGCTAGAACTATTATTAAGCGCACGCTGTACTATAGTGGCCATTTTAATTAATTGTTCATCGTTACGAACACCAATTTCCATGTATTCCTTAATAAGTGGTACAATTAAAGTTGCATCCCCAATATCATTAATAAGGGGTTTTAATTCTGAGATTAAACCTGTTATTTGTTTTTCTTTTTTCTTTTGATTATCGTAGATTTCGTTAAGAATATCCGAAAATTTTTTCTTACCAAATACTACATTATCTAATGCTCCCATAATATTTTTGGTTATAAATATTGATATAAAGAGGGTTTAGAATCTAGTATACCCGTTTTCTAAATAAAATATATATTGTGATTTAAATATATCATGAAGTTTATCGGCTATTTTAGTTATTTTAGGAGTTTTTACGTCTACCATTTCACGGATATAAATGTAAAGTGCTTTTTTATTAAATACTTCTAGATCTTCTCTTTTACGAAATAATTCTAGTATAGCATCTGCTATCTGAGCGTCATTTTTTTTAGGGAATAAATCATAAATGTTTTCTGATACATAATGTGTGAATATATCAACATATTTATCTAAATCACTTTTTACTCTATCATCACCTATGTTATAAGTATAAGTTGAATTTTCCCCAGTTAAAACATCTACTTCAACTTTTTTTATTTTCTTTTTATAATTTTTAGTATTATATAATATTAACCACCTCTTAACTATAGTTCCAAAATAAGAATATGCCTTTGCTCCTCGGGTAGGGTCAAATAAATGCATTTTAGATAATAAAAAAGTAATAATTTCATGTTGAAGGTGTTCTAAATTTTCTACTTCTGTATGGTAAAATTTAAAAGTATGTATTATATTTTGAGTAAGTTTAAAAAAAGGATAATGAATATGAGCTTCATATATTTTACTTCTTATTTCGGGATCACGTTGGTTATTATATTTTACAATATAGTCCTCTGTCTCTTGAGTAAAATAATTTTTACTCTTTTTTCTTCTCTTCTTTGGGGCCATTATTGGTTGGATTTAAACCTTAAAAGGTTATTTTGAATTTGTTTTATTTCTTTAAAAAACCAACCTATTTCATCATCACTTTGAAATACTCCTTTTTCGTCAATTTCATTTAATCGAGATTGAGATTGTTTAAGTTGTGTTGAAAAATTATCGATAAAATTAGATTGAGAAATAATAATATCTTCTGCTTTTTCATTTTTCCTTAAAAGGTTAAAAGTCGTATATCCTAAGATAACGACTAACAAACCTAAAATTCCTATTATTATTTCTAATATCATAAATTATCTAACATATTCTTTAACCCCGGACTTGATATAGTATTAAGTGCTTTAGATTTTGAACTAGTTTTCGTCCCTAATGTATAATTCTTTTTTGGATGGGCCACGCTATCTTTAGAAAACTTTGGTAACCATTCTTGTTCAAATTCAATACGAGCAGCCATTAAATCAGCTTGATGTAAAATATATGGTAAAGATGTGCGAGGTTTTTGTTCTGGCATAAATGCTTTTAAATATTTTTCATTAGCTACATCATATAAACCATCATGAGTTTGAATTGCTACCATTTCATTAAATGAATAAGAAATATCATGTTGTTGAAGTAAAAATAAACCACGATCTGGTACAGAACAAAATGCTAATTTTTTATTAAACATATAATCTTCACCTAATTTATCTTTTCTCCATTGATCTGTCTGAGGGATGTAAGATTCATGTTCTTTATCTCCCATTTTACCTAGGTCATGGTTGATAGCAGAAAATACTAATTCTTCTTTAGTAAATGTAGTCATATCACAACCCATGTCTTCCCACATATCATATAATCTAATAGCACCTTCAACTACCCTATTTACGTGAGCAACATATCCTCCTGGGAATGCTCCATGATATTCTTTTTTATGGGCCGCTGGCATTAATATAACACGTTCTTCATAGCGTTTATAAAAACTAGATAATTGCTCTCCTCTATTTCCTGAGATATGTTCTTCAATGTTAGTTAAAAATATTTCCCAATTTGCTTGAATTATTTCTGCTGTTAATTTCATAACCTTAATTTAATTTATTAATATTTATTTAATTCTGATGGAGACATAGGTTGTGATTCTACCATATCTCTGATATCATTTACTAGTCCTTGGGCTTTAATAATATTTGCTCTGTAAGATTCAATTGGTTGTTGTGTATTGACAATTCTCTGGAGGTTAATTAGAGTTGATTCTAAATTATCTAATTTTTTGTTTACTAAATTTCTATTTCTCATGACTTATTTATATTTAAAACAGGGTTTCCCTTAAACCCTATTATTACCTTTATTTCCAATCCTTTTTATTCCCTATTTCCCAAAATCTGTACTACCAAGGTACATGGGTAGTTTTATATGTCCTAGTTATTTTTAAAGTCTTTTAACTATTTGTTGGATATTCAATAAATGCGCACATCTTTCGTATTGTTCACAATTTTCAAAATATATAATGGAACTTTGTAAAGCTTTATTAAATATTTTTGGGTCAAAATTTAGTATAGCTTCAATACAATCAGGATCATTAATATTAATATCCTTTATATAATGCCAAGACCTATTAAATATAGTAAAATCTGCAGCTTCTCTTGTTGATTGGGAATTATAAGAAGGTTGTTCTTTATCTAAAAACTTTTTTAATTTTTCATGGAATACAAAATGATTTAAAATTAATTTAGTAAACATACCAATTTTAGCAAATGGAGATTTTATAAAATCATTAAGTGATTTTCTGGAAGTGATGGTTTCTTGTTGGTCTGAATCATCAAATAAATTAAAAAGTTTATTTTTATCAATCATACTTATAATTTAATATTACTTCCTTGAATAAGTAAAGATTCATATGCCTGTTCGGCTGCTACATCTAATAAAACATCTTTTTCTTGGGATATAGATGAAGTCATAGTTTGCCATTCTTTAAAGAATCCATTACGGCTTGCCATAAATCCATATTCTTCATATATTTTAGCATTAAAATCCTTCATCTATTATACATATGTACCTTGAGTGGGAATCGAACCCACACGAGCTTTCAGCTCACAGGATTTTAAGTCCGGCGTGTCTACCAATTCCACCACCAAGGCATTAAGAATTATTCAAGATTTTTAAGTTCTTCTTCAATATCTTTTTGAATATTTTTTAAAATTTCATATTCTGAAATAACATCTTTTTTATTAGGATTATCTGGGTGGTAGTTCCATAATTCTTCTAATACTGTTGATGTTGCTACCAAATCGTTTATTAATTCTGATTTTTGTAGGTCTAATTTATCTTGGTCTGTCATATTATTTAAATTTACTTCCTATTAAGTTAATTGTTTCTTTTGCCTCTTCCAAACTAATTTGAAAAAATTCTTTACTACTATTAACACGTTGTGCCTTTAATTTATGGTGTACTTCTCTTTCTACCATTTCACCATTAAAACACTGGTATGCCCATTCTACTTTATAAGGTAAGGCAACACCTGTAGCGGATGATATTTGTTTAGCTCGTTTTTCAGGTAGGTTTTTTGTATATCCTATTTTTAACAACCCAGGTTGGGTAGGATTTGATAATATATACACCCATTGATCTCCTTCTCCTTTATCCGCATATAACCCATATTTTTTATCAGTATAATAAGTTACACTTTCCCATCCATCTCCTTTTTTACTAGGTGTTAGGGTAAAATATCTAGCATGTTCTAAATCTGTATTCCCATAGTTTTCTTTTAATGGAATAAACTGTTTAGCTTTTTTAATTGTAATTTTATCTAAACTCATATTATATTTTTAGTAATAGTATCTTAATTCAATATTTCCTTCGGTGTAAACCCAATCTAATTCTTCATTTTCTTTTATTTCTTCAATAATTCCTTTTTTTGAAAGTTTATTTAAATTTATATTATTGGATTTATCCCCAACTGGTGATAATTTATATTTTTTATGTAGTATACCATCTTTATATTGGTGGCAAAAAGACCCATCACTATGTTGACCAAACAAATAAGTAGCTAAAATTTTATTATTTACATCATATCTATATTCATTCCATTCTCCAATTTTATATAAATCATACCCTGTATATAAAGAGTCAAATTTATAACCAAATTTAGTATTATTAAACTTTAATATATTAGAACGAGTTTTATCTATAGTTGTTACATATAAATAAAATTCTTCAATCTGTTCCCCATTAATTCTAATTCCTCCTCTTACCTTATCATTATACCCATGTTTATGGTTATAAAAATCGATATCCCATCTATTTATAAAACTTTGAGGAATTAAAGGTATAATTGTTTTGTTAATCCATTCTTTTTTAAAGAATATATTTGGTTTTGGTGTTTTCATTTATTCAAATATTATATTAAACTCTTTTTTAATTTCAATTCTTTCCCCAATATCACTATTAAATTTAGTTTCAATAAATATTTTAGCAGTATCTCCTACCATTTGATTATCAAAAAATATCTGTTGTTGAGGATTATAATTATACTTGCTATAAGTACCTAAACTTTGGATATCAGAATTAGGATTGTATGAGTAACCTACTATATTAAGTGGTGGGTGATTATTAGCCATATCTTCAATAGTATACGTTAGATTACCAATAGGTATAGGATTTACAAATCCACTCCCAGTAAAATAACCTAATACACTATATAACGGAACCGTAAATGTAATTCCATCAATCCATACCCAATAATTCGAATCAAATATAGTTTCAACTAATGGTACTCCATTAACAACATAATCAGGGTGCAATTCATCCAATTGGCCCTTAATTGTAAAATAGTTATAACCCTGATGTTCAATATGAAAATAACCATTATCATCTTTATATACACCAGGTGATACTAAAGGATCAATTTCAAAAAAAGATTCACAATTACCACTTAAACAAGGGTAAGGT